TTCCCTCATATGTTCTCCGTCTAGCTCCAATTGAAGTATCTCTAAAAAATCTAAAGTGTTTTCTTGTATATTCTTTTGGTATTGAATCATAACCTACAAAAGTAGTATCTGTTAATAACGAAACATTATCTGTATCACCACCAACGTATGCAAATCTAGCCAATTTTTGATACCATTCTTTGTTATATTTCAAAGGTACCCAATTATTTCCATCAAGTTGAGGTGGATGTAAACTTTGAAATGCAGATGTTCTATCCGTTTGAGGCTGACATACATAATATTTTCCATTGTCGGACAAATCACTTCCAGAACTATATGTCGATCCACTAAGATATAATTTCGTATCTATAGGCTGTAAAACAACATCTCCTAAATTATAAGAATTATTACGAATCCATCCAGAACTGGTAACATTTGGAGCAGCTGGCATCCACGATTGTGTAACTGGTAGAGTTCTAATAGCATCAATATAAGTAAGACCGTGGGATTGATCAAAATAAGTATATGCGCCTATATTATCCGATGTAAAATCATCTACTGGTCCAAATGCCAGCGCCCCGTTCTGAATAGGTGTGGTAGAAAGCAGACTTGCGGTTGAGCTACCAGCAAATACAGACGGCAACGCGGAGAACGATCCATCTGCTCGTTGGGTAGAATCTCGCTCTTTATTAGGCCGAGCAACAATACCATTCAAAGAATTAAACCCACTTTGATCATATCCATCAGCTGATACAATAAACGTTGTAGAAACAGCAGTTCCGGCAGTATAATCTGACAGTGACAAACTTGAATCAATACTAGAATAATCAGCTTGGAGGTCATTTACAAAAGAAGAACTAATTGAAAGCGTCGGGTCGAGTGATCTAATCACATCCCTATCAGTAGTAGATGTAATAGCATTATTTGTTCTTCGCGTATTCTCTCCCCCCATCTTAATGGTTTCTCTTCCTCTTAGTTTATTTCTATTTAAAATTGGAGAACGAATAACAATTCCATCTGTAATGTTAGCGCGGGCGGGGAAATAATCCTTTACAGTCTCACCAAACAGATGTAAAAACTTATCAAAAAATCTAATAAAAGCATTATAATCTATTGTTGGTGCTAAATTCTTTACAAACGATTCTTCAATAGTATCTAATAGGGGATAATTATCAGCATTTCTATCAATCGGGCGACCAATAAAATTACCTAAATCAATATTACCATACGAACGAATAACATCTCTGTCCACAGCATCTACTGGTGATATAGATATATCTATATCGGTCGATCCCATGCTACTTGTTTGGAATTTCTTAACAATAGACGTTAACGTTGATGTTCTACTCAACGATCCCGACAACGGTGGTGCTGGTGCAATTCGTATCATATCAGTAGTTTGTATACCAGCTCCTGCTTTATATGAATTCTCAATTACCGTTCTAATACTTCTCTGGTGTTGGTATAGTGGAGAAGTACCAGTAGGAAATCCAGTACTAACAATATTTGTCAAATTAAGCCCTATAGCTTTATTAACATATGGTGAGGTATTAATCACATATCCAGCATCTTCAACATCATTAGGTAAATTAAATGATAATCTAACATAAAGATTTTGTAATGAAGAACTATAAGTATTTCCCGCGAACATGCCTGGGTTTTCTGCAAACTCAACAAACTTTCCGTCGTTGATTTGTTCTCCCCACAGTCTAAATTCGTCTAAACTTAAACCACTTGCTGCTCCACCACTTGAGGCGGGAGCAAGAGAACCAAGATGAAAGTCTTTAAATGAATTCCAATGTTTGCTCATAGATGGATAAGTTTCTACTATTGATTGACTCACCGTTGTTTCTTCAGTTTCTATTTTTCTAATATCAAACTGAACTCCAGCCGAACCAGATCTTAATTGTACACTAACAGGATTTTCATCAAATAAGTCGAAATAACTACTCGACATCCAAGTCGCCGAACCCGAAAGTATTTCAAGTCGGCCTGAGTTTGTATAATAAGCGTTGGTGGTGCTGTCGGGATGTAGTGCAGCAACCAATTTATAATCCATATTTAAACCAGAAGTGCCTCTAATATCAAATACTGTTTGTGTTCTGGCATCTTGTAATGAAAATCTCATCTGTACAGTCTTTGGTGCTCTTGAAGCGGTCGTAAATGGAACATTTAAAGAAGAATGTCCGGTCGATCCGCTGAAATTTAAACTAAAATCTTGTTCAGTTGTTGTCACCTTAACAGGTTCAATTGTAGTATATGCTCCCTTTAGAGATTCACGAACTGTAATTAAATTTGGGTTAATTCCAAAGACATTAAGTAATGAATTTATAGATTGTTTTGTTCCTTTTGATTTCAATATGAACGGCAAAGCATGAACATATCTATTATAATATTCATCAGCTATTTTTTTATAAGAAACAGATCCCGTATTATCCCCCGTAACATATTTAACCAACCCCTCGACACCAGAAATACTTGGAATACTCACACCAAATGATTCTATTACATTAGCCGCCATAGGTGCTGATATTTCTTTATCTATTTTTGGATATCTAGAAGACAGGTTTTCCAAATTTTTAATATAAATTTTAACATTATCAAAATGATGACCAATTAAATCGGTAAATGTTATAAAATCAACCGAATCTTCATCATCCCACAAATAATCTGGAATGTTTTCTGTTAATCTATTTTTATTATTTACATCATACTCAGTGGTTATAGCACTCATCTCATCGTACCAATCGGACGATGAAGCGTGTGTTGTTGCAAGTGGTATTCCCAAGATCTTCGGATAGGTATAATCAACTTTATATTGATTATTTATGTTAAAGTTCGATTCATCGGAAGCTGAATATGGAAGATTAGATTCAAACCACAACTCACTTTCATATCCATCAAAATTTCTAACTAAGTCTTGTATTTGTTTTGAAACTTGATTTGATGTATCAACAAAGACAGAAGCTGAAGCTTCATAGCCCGGACTTCCAGTAGTAGCGGTCAACAAGTCATATACCACTGAAGAACCCGACTGTGACAAAGTAGTCGTTCCATTCGCAGCGACTACCAATGTTCCAAACACAGTATTATATGATCCAGCTTCAGCAGATGAACCAGAAATATTTAAATCTTCAACAAATATCGGAGATACTGTTATTAAATCTTGTATTTTATCTAACTTGGCCTTAAAGACCTCAATTCTCTTTTGAGCAGATCCAAATGTCACAAAATTTTCAAAATTTGAATAATCTGCATTTATCTCCATAGACGCTTGATTCACATTATAATAATTTTCTAATACTTGATTTGAAACAAAATTAGAATAACTTGAACTTACATTCAATGCTCCAGATCCCCCAGCTATGCCTGGAAGTAAATCTACCAATCTTCCTGTTACTTTATTTTGGGTTCCAAGTCTACCCGAAGGTGAAGACGGTCTTAACTCTGGTACAATGGGTCCAACTTCAACAGGTAAAAATTTAATTACATCGAAAACTGGATTTTGTATTTCTCTAACTACCATAGCCCGGCGGCCAACTTGATATCCAGTGGGAAGTACATTTTTAAGACGAAGGGCTACTTTATTTCCTTCTGCTCGTTTCCAATTTATAATTTGAAGTTGTTCATTAGCCATAGATATTGGCAGATCACTACCTTTATCAAAATTAAGAAGAGTTTTTCCATATCTTAATTGATCATAATAATCGTCAAAATATGGTTGCATCATATCTGTAATAGTCTGAGCTAAAATGGTTCGTATGGAAATTTGAGTATACTCGGACTTAAACTTTAAATTAACTACAAACTCATGCTGAGTGACCAATCCGGCCGCGGTGCGTGTAGTGGAAGGTGTTTGAATAAAGTTACAAGTGCCGTCAGATTCGGTTGCAAGAGGATTATAATTTAGTGCATCTGGGTCCATGCACCCTAATACTCTAGCAAATGTCGCGATGCGCTGGGCATCGACGGTTTTTTCTTCGCCGGTGTGGGATGTTGACTCATATCTTGCTCGAATTTTTACAACTTGATTAGCTACGGTTGGTTTAATAGCTGTGACTATAACAACGCTCTCCCAGTTCCCGTGTGTAAAATCCTCCGTAACACTAATAAACCCCGGAGCTGATGAGGTCCAATCGAGCCGGTGTCCTAGAATTGCGTCATTATCATTATCTAAAACCTGAGCTATAATTGTTTTTGTCTGTCCCGCTTCTGTAAACTGTAAAATCTCATTAGTAAGCGGTTCACCGGACTCATCAAGCAGCTTAAGCTCGACATTGTTCTCAAACATTCAAATCTCCCATTACTAATAAGGACTTAAAGTTCAAACTTGTTATCATTATCATCATCATCAAAACTTAAGTTCCTCACCGTCAACACCGTCGCCATCGTCAACGGGGCCCGAGCCACCGCCCCCACCACGCCGCGGGGGAGGGTTTGTTTTTGGTCTCTTTGATAATTTTAACGTAAGTTCAAGTGGTTGACCCCCTTGATCTTTATATATGTTGTTATTTGTTAGCTTTACTATAAACTTAGCAGGGGTCTGGGCGAGTCCTTGCTCGGCATCAAAAACCAAGCTTAATCTTGTAGGATTCTTTTCCCGACCTTGAGATGATAACGTAACTTGTTGTTCAGACCGAGCGTCGAACGCCGTGACGGAAAAGCCGTCCTCTGGCCACACGTTCGTTCGTATTTCGTTGCCGGCCACTGTCCTTACCTGTCGGAAAACTACGTTGACTGGTTTTGTATCATTATTGGTGGAACCAAAGACCACGTTCGGTGTGGTGGTCACAAGTTCATACCAAGGAGCTAGTTGCTTCGTCGCCGTCGTGCTGGTGGATTCTTCTGTTGTTGTAATCAATCCGTTAAAGATTATACTATCAGATTGATCATTTAATATGCCGTGGTTAACCCTAACCATAAATTGAAACGTACCTCTACTTGGAATACTAACAGGATCATCTATGGTAGTTGTGCCATCGGTCAAATAAAATCTCAATGGTCCCGAATGAGAAAATTGTATGTTTAGGGTGTCCGAAGTTGCATCTGAACTTTCATAAGCAATCGTATAGGGACCACCTTCAATATCCCTTTCATATGGCGCATCCCAAGAACATCTATCTAGTTCTATAAATAGCGGTGGACTAATCGTGACTGGCATTTATTTCTCACTCATTTATTGATTCAAAAAAAGTTGACCATTTTCAGGAAACTTACTTAAATGGGAATTTGTATTAGATAATGAACCAAGAATTGTTTCAATTTTGTTTGCTAAAACTGCTTGAAAATTATTATCAGTTATTCTAAATCTTTTAGCTTCTATCTCACCATCCACCCAAGTTTTTATTTCACCAAATATATCTTTAACAACAGTTCTTAATACATCCTCAACTTGTTCACGGTGGTTTTCTTGAATATAATTCCATGTAAGTGTATCCGACTGCAAGTGCTCAATAATGTTATTCATTAAGGTTTCATACTTATTTTCATCAAGTGGTTTATACGTTTCAAATGCATGGACCAAGCTATATTTAAAATCTTTTGCAAAAATAGATGTATCAACAAACTGTTCAAATTGTGTTTGATCAAACACATGGTCAGATATCATCTCTAGAATTAATTCTTGTCTAGTATCAGAAATTTGTGCAATTTTCCAACTAGTTGCACTTTGTTGACCATCAATTGAAAACTGAGTATAATGTCCGATCTCTTTTGAAAAGAAATTAATTATTAAATTATATGTGCCAGGAGCTAAATCACTAAGGTATTTTGAATAAAGACTAGTTTCTGGATTTTCTGGATTCCAAAACTCCAAACCCAACTGTAGTGTCTCGTAAGCAACATCGGCATCATGTCTCCGGCGCGCGCTATCTCTAAACTGAAGATAATTTTCTGAAAGTGGGATCACTACACTTTTTGCCAATTCATTAGTACCTCTAGTATAAAAGTGTAATTCAAGAAACTCATTACTAAGATCCAGCCCCAACTCGCCATCAGCAACTACTTTAGAAACAATCTCATCATTAGGGCCAGCAAATCTAAAAATAGTTTCTTCTATTTTTGCAAGATCTCCAGTAGCAATACTTCCTATCATTTTCGCGCCGGCTTCTGCATAATTCTGTGGATACGGCATTATTCCATTTCCTCGTTGTTAAACCTGTCATCACGAACATTGCCCGTTCTAACATTAGCACGTTGTTCACGAGCCTCAACACGGTTAGCACGAACTTCAGCACGGGCCGTTCTTTCTTCGGCACGTTCAACCTGTGCTATAGCTTGATCCCTTTCTTCTGTAATCTGTACTGTTTGTTCCACTTGTACCTGTTGCTCGCGAGGAGTGGAAATTTGTGGAAGAACAGATGCATCCGTAAATTCTTTAAATTCCACATCATAATTACTAAAATATACTGTTGGATTTGTTTCAATAGTATTTGTTTGAATGTTTAACATTTGCATTGGCACCCTCTTTCTACTATTACCCTTTATGTATAATTTTTTAATCCTTGTTGGGTATTCTTTAAGATCATAAATGTAAGTTCTCTGATTTTCACCATCGACATGAAATTTTTCAATAAACCTCAATTTATTTTGAAGCTCAAATTCAGAATAAAATACATCATTAAGTTCTGACCATTGAAGTCGTGGTCCTACCCAATTACTTTTCATTTATTACACTACCTTAAACCTAAAGGATTTGGAAAAATAAACCTCACTACCCAATGTGGTCTTTAAACTTAAATCATAAAATCTATTTTTGTGCAATGGTTTTGTATCAATCATTACATAAGATCCGGTACTATCACAATCAACGTGAGAATATAAATCAAATGGAACAACGGTTGTACCAGAACCCGCATCTACTATAGTGTAAATAGACCCAGATGGTAAATAATATCTATTATCAAATCTTCTAGTATTTGCGAATGTTTTTACTGGATATCGGTCTCTGACCGTAAATCGCATTTTTGCAACTTCACCAACACTATATTGAGCCTTCATATTTTTTGGAGCAACTTCAATATCAAGTGAAGTTAGTGTTTTCAAACTTCCAGTGACAAAAGATTGATTCGACCAAACCAATTCCAAAACTGGTTCGTGAACCGTATGGGTCTGTCTTGAAAAGAATTTAATATTTCCCGTATTATTAATATCAGCTTCTGCGCTACCCGAAAATGTTAATAGCAATCCATAATTGCTACTTTTAGACGAACCAGATATCATAGGCTGAACAACGTCAGTTACGTTTATTCTAAGTTCATCGTTTCTAATATCAACAACCGAAGCACTAACCACCGGAGTTAATTTATAATCACCACCAGCCCCATGATTAGGACCAGAGGAACCTGACCAATCGGAAGCTGATGCGTATGTGTTCCATGTAGCTCCATCATCAGATTTGAAGGGGCTTTGTTCGAAATATCCCGATCCTTCTTCCCAAGAACGAGAAACTGGATAAACATAAACTAATTCATTTTGATTTAATTTTGTAGCATTGGCTACCTTCAAACTCAAATATGCATCAGAATTTGTTGGAGCACCAACAAGATCAGTCAAGGTAAACTTAACTAACGACCTAACCCGACCATTAGAAATTTCTAACTTGTCTTGCTTTTTACCAACCTCTAAAATTTCATCGTGGCCAGTATTTAAATTAGCATACCGTTCGTAGATACTTGCATCTGCACTAGCAGTTATGAATACCCTACTCATTGTACCGCGGACCCCACGATATCAATTTGTGGATATCGTAACTCAAAAATACAAGGATCAGCAGAAGGATAAATAACTCTATCCTTTGTGTTTGCTTCTATATTGTATGAATATGGAGCATAGTCACTTCCATCTTTTTGTTGCCATTTGTTTATAAATGTTAAAGTTGTTACAGACTGAACACCGTCTACGTTTGCGATTTTTACCAACAAATCATCTTTTATTATAGGTTGGTTTATTTGCCAATCGTCAATATTAAAATATTTTCTAATCGTATCACTACACTTAACCAACGTATCGGTGGTGTTAGATCCACGATAAACAACAATGGAATAATTAATACCAATAGATACCCTAAAGGCGTCTACAATATTAATTCTCTCAGTTAATATTCGATAACCTTTCAAAAATTGTTTTATATTTAATTTAACCGAATCGTTTACTGTAGTTAATCTATTATTAGAATCAAGTCCCATCACATACAAATTAATATTTGTATTAATTGGAGAATTATCAACATAATTAACATCATCTTCTGGGTCTATTGACTCAATACCCTGTTGTTCTTCTTTGGTATATTTAACTACAGCATTAATGGCATCATCTTTTATTACAAATGCTTTATGTACAGTCCCATATTTCGCGGGCATAGATAATACTCTTTTTTCATAATCTGTAGATGTCACTATGCGACCTTGAGCATTTAAATATCCCATAGCAGATTGTCTGATTTGTTCAACACTTGGAGGACTCCCTCCCCCACTAGCAGCTTCATCATTAGTAACAGTTACACTAGATAACATTGTACTATAAACAGCTTGATCTGATGTAGAAAGAATTCTGGTTTCATTTCCTGTATTAAGATTACTGATTTTATTAATTAATCCCGATCCAACATTTGAAGTTACTCCACCAGCTATTCTGTAGGTAATGGTTAATGTTGTATTGCCGGGGGCTAAACCAAACGAATTACCAGTTGTAAAATTAAGAGTATCTAAAGCAACGTTTGTCATATTTTGTAGATAATTTTCATCATAAACAGATTTGTAATCTGGATTTTCATAAACATCTGACAAATCGCCTGTTCCACCCCCAAAAATCAATTCAGTTTTTAAATTTCTATTTAATCTTACAACAAACCTTCTATTTGTTTTAATTGTTTTAAGTTTATAAAACGGGACAACAGCAGTAGAACTTGGACTAGCTACTATATCTTGAAAAATATAATCCTGAGATAAATTATCAACTTGATGCCAAGTATTTCCTTCAGCGTCTACTACTGATTTAATGTCTACAACATTTGCTCCTGGCACTTCAATTTTTAAAAACTTAGTTGGTGTTGTAACAACTCGTTCAATAATTTTTTCTGTTCCTGACATGGTTTTTATAGGTTTTGATACCAAATAAAAATCCGGCAGTCCAGTGGATTGAAGAGAAAACGGTCTTACATCTCTGTTAGTTGCATCTCCAAAATCACAAATATCTTTTGTAACAAAGGTTCCAACATCATTTTGTGTCGAAGCTGCGAAAGAAGAACCTGGCAAAAATCTTGGAAGATATTTTGTTTCTAGATTTCCTTCTGAGTCGGCTGGAATCAAAGCAGACATTGATACGGTACAAAACGCAGGAGTTACTAATCGGGGCCTATATCCAAATCCCTGAGCCAAGGAAACAATATTTTCCTTTTCTTCAGCGTGTGCTAATAGGCTCTCCTTATAAGAATGATCTGTATAATAAGAAAGAACATCTCCAATATACGACGATAAATCAAGAAAAATACTTCCGGGGGAAGCATCACTAAAATCTTGATATGTGTCTGCAAAGTAAAATTTAGTGAATTCAACTAAACTTTTCTTGAAATCCGAATAATCTTTATTCAAATATTTTACTTGTTTTTTATCAATTCGTTTATCTAATACAACATCAGATACTTGATTAATTGCCATTTATAATCCTCAAATTTGAATCAAAACTTGATCTGTTAAGTCGGGGGTTTCTGTCAATCTATAACTCATATAAATTTTTGCTGTATATCTATCTTTGTCATCATCGGTGGTATTTATCTCAAAATTTTCTAATTCAATATAAGGCATCCACTTAGCAACAGCTTCTTCTACTGTTCTTTTAGCTTCAGAATATAACTCATCATCGTTATGATCAAAAATAACCCGATGAATATCACACCCAAATGTTAAATTTCCCAGCCGCTCTCCCTTCATGGTGGAAACTAAATTAATAAAGTTACTTTTTATTTGTGTCATATAGTCATTGGACAATTGAAAATATCCACCATCTGCTCGTCTAAGAGGAAG